TCAGCCGATATCTTATCTGCGCATGAGATCGAACAGATCAAACTTGAAACTGATGAAATATCGTACAGGCAGGAGTATGAAGGCTCTTTTGAAAACTTTACGGGCGTTGCTTACTACAACTTCAGCGATAAGACTCACTACACAAGCATCGAACGTGATAAGAACAGGCCTTTGATTCTATGCTTCGACTTTAACACGGCACCAGGTGTTGCTGTTATCTGTCAAGAGTTCACGCAGCAAGAAGTCCATGGAATAATTGCACCAGGTTGTTCACCCACTGTTACAGTAGCGGTAGGTGAGGTGCATATAGAGCGAAACAGTAATACAGAGATTGTTTGTAACCGCATAATAAAGGATTACAGTGATCATCAATCAATTATACAGATATACGGGGACGCCACTGGCGGTGCCAAGGGTTCAGCAAAGATAAAGGGAAGCGATTGGGATATTGTTAAGTCTACGCTTATACCTGCGTTCGGTAACCGGATAAGGATGCATGTACCGAATGCAAATCCAAAAGAGCGATCAAGAGTCAACTCTGTAAATAGTCGGTTAAAAACTGTGTCGGGGTTTAGGGGATTAATGGTGAACGCTAAACGCTGCCCCCACCTGGTAAAAGATTTCGAAGGGGTACAAACTGTAGTTGGCGGATCAGGTGAGATCGATAAAAAGAAGAATAAACAACTAACGCATTTATCAGACGCGATAGGCTACTATATCCATAAGGAATACCCAATATCAAAGGGTAGAGCAGTTAGAACCTTAGGAGGCTTTTAGACATGATCTTTAGTGAGTTTGGAGTCATTAAACCTTGCGTCTGGGGTAGTGTACAGCCGACTAAAAAAGATTTAAAGATTATCTGGATATATTTTACACTTGAAAACAGCAGCACTTTGTGGGACGTTTACATGAAAAATAAGAAACAACTAAACAACTAAACAGATTAGTAGGGGGTTTGTAGATATGGGTATTGACGCGATACACGGTGACCTTGAATACCGATTACCTGAATACGAGATGATGGATGATATCATCTCAGGTGAGAGGGCGATAAAGGAAGCAGGAGAGAGATATTTGCCAGCTTTAAAAGGCCAAACTAACAGTGACTACAGTAGTTACAAAAGCAGAGGTAAGTTTTTCAATGCGACAGGCAGGACGCTACAAGGTTTGATGGGCGGCTTATTTAGAAAACCGGTTGATGTAAAGCTACCACCGTCTGTCGACGCTCTTCGCTCTTCGATTATGTCCACTGGTCAGGATGATCTTACACTGTACAGGAAAGTAGCAGCGAGTATCTTGAAGTACGGCAGAGCTGGACTATTGGTCGATTCATTGGAAAAGAATTCGCCATACATAGCCCTCTATAAACCGCAACATATAACAAATTGGCGAACAGAGTTTATTGATGGAAGAGAGGTTCTTACGCTATTGGTTTTGCAGGAAACAATTGAGGAACCTAAAGCAGATGATCCTTTTAAGCTTGTTTGTGTCGGTAGCTTCAGAGTTTTCAGACTGTTAGAAAATCAGGTAGAAGTTACTGTGTGGAAGGCTGATGAGGATGGCAACTACATACAGATAGATGAGAAGTTTCCAAAAATCAAAGGAAGAGCTTTAGACCGTATCCCGTTTATCTTTATAGGGGCCGATTCAAACACATCTGAGGTTAATAAGCCACCATTGCTTGATATGGCTTATATTAATATTAATCATTGGCGGCTATCCGTTGATTATAATCACGGGCTTCACTTCTGCGCACTACCTACCCCATGGAGAGCGGGTTTCGATTCGAGTGAGGAACAAGTAGGGATAGGGCCATTACAATTGTGGGAAGCGTCGGACTACAACGCAAAGTGCGGGTATCTTGAGTTCACTGGTCAGGGCTTAGTCTCTGTATCAAAAGCTATGAGTGAAGATAAAGAGGATATGGCGGTTCTGGGTGCGAGGATAATTGAACAGACAAGGAGTAGAGTCGAAACAGCCGAAGCAGCACGTATAAGACAATCAGGAGAGTCAGGAACGTTAATAGGTATATCAAACAATATATCTGACGGGTTAACCGAAGCGATGAAGTTAGTTGCGAGATGGATTGGGGCTTCAGAGGAGCTATACGTTAAGCTGTCGACTGATTTTGTCGATTCTAAGATGGAACCACAGGAGATAACTGCACTACTATCAACGCTACAAAGCGGCTCCATAAGCTTAGATACCTTTCTATGGAACTTACAACAAGGTGAACTCCTCCCTCCCGATAGAGACATAGAGGATGAAAAGCTTAAGATAGAAGCTGAGGGTAACAGATCCTTTACCAGTGGTAATATGGGAAACACCGAATAATGGTATCAGCAGGCGATAAAATAATAAGTGGCACTCTAAAAAATCAAATGGATGTTTTGCGTTTATCCGAAACAGAGCTTATGAAAGCAGAGCGGCTGCTGATAGATCTTCGCGAGGAACTGATAGCTAAGATAGTTAGTTATGATCCGACATCGGTTAAACGTACAGCTTGGCAACAGGAAAGACTAAAAAAGGTACTTATTGAGATAGATACTCTATCGAAGGCTTTCTTCGATAATCAGAGTAAAAGCATGAACGAAGCACTGTTTGAAATGGGCAGCTATGTTGCAGAAAGCACAGTAGGTATAGTGGATAAGGCAATAGGTGTAAGTGTCATGGATTTTACACTTAGCCCTGAAAAGCTGCAATCGATAGTCACTAAATCGATGATTGACGGTGAGCTTATGTCCCACTGGTGGAGCGGTCAAGCTGATGACTTTAAAAAACGCATAGGGGGCGTGATGACTCAGATCTTAAGTGATTTTCAATCTGGAATGTTACAGGGCCAGGCTTTAGGGTCTATGGTAACTGCGTTGTCGCCTCAAGGCGCTCTTATGGGATACTCGTTAAAAAATATTGAGGCAATGATACGTACTTCGTTTATGCAAGTCGCATCGGATGTTAGAACGAAACTATACTCAGCAAACAAAGATATATTCAAAGGAACTCAGTGGTTATCGACTCTTGACAGACGTACAACTCCTATATGCAGAGCATTAGATGGCTGTGCTTGGGACTTTGATAAGAACCCCGTTAAAGGGGATATGCCATACCACACACCTCCAGCCCACTGGAATTGCCGAAGTACTACAGTCCCCATAACCCTGACATACGATGAAATGATTAAAGGGAAGCCACAATTAAAACAGTTGTCGTCTAAAGAAAGGGCTTCAATGAATGGACCTGTAAGTAGGGATTTAGATTACAACACCTGGTTTAAGTCACTATCAGTCGAAGATCAAAAAGACATTTTAGGTGATGCGAGATACAAACTGTGGGAGAAAGGTAACCTGTCAATGTCTGATATGGTAAACACAAAAGGCAATGCAATATCTATTAAAGACTTAAAGAAAAAAGTTGAAGATACGCGATAAATCTGCTATGTAGTATATGAGGAACTGTAATTTTTAAATTTAAAAACGCTTGGAAAAGCAAAAATTGAAAGGACGAGAAGTCACATGGCTATTAAGTACAAAAGAACATCTGATGGGGCTATTGTAGCCGATGATAAAGGGAATCCAGTTGTAACCGATGACGAAAAGGGTGAAGGCTTTGACTTCGGCATAGACGCCATTCACCTGTATTCGAAGATACCAGCACTACAAGAGGAAGCCAAGAATCACAGACTAAGGGCAAAAGAAGCAAGTGAAAAACTTGAAGCTTTTGGTGATATAGATCCCAGTAAAGCGCGAGAAGCCCTACAGATTACTGCTAATTTGTCAACAGGCGATTTAACAAAGAAAGAAGAGGTTGAGCGTATAAAGCATGAAACAGAGGAAGCTTGGAGAATCAAGTTTGAAGAAAATAAGAATTCCTTTTCTCAGACAGTGAAGACTCTTCAAGAAAAGCATGACATGCTTGAGAATGATATACGATCCTCTTTGCTGTCTCATCAGTTTGCTACTTCACCGCATTTCAGCGGTAAAGAGCCTACTACCACACTTCTACCTGATATTGCTGAGGCGTATTTCGGAAAATACTTTAAAGTTGAACAAGATGATTCCGGAAAGCGTAGAGTAGTAGCTTACTTAG